CCATTCTTCAATTATACCAATGGGTAAAAATATCATTCTATCTGTTGGGATTCCTCTATCTGTTAACATTTTCTGTGTTATTGCTAACTCTGTATCACAATATATTACATTTCCTTCTGGGTTAGCATCAAGAAAATTCTTACACATACTAAGTGCAAAAAATGTTTTACCTGTTGCACTTTCACCAGCAAAACAAGTTACTTTGTTTCCAGGAAGACCTTTAAAAATACTACCTGAAAGTATTGCATTAACAATATAAGATCCTGTATCAACCCAATATGGAACATCAGCACTTTCAAGTCCTTCAGAAGCAAGAGATACAAGAGGATTCTTTGTAATATTTTTTACTGTATCAAAAAAAGTATTCATTTAGTTTCTCCTTTCGGTTGTCTTGGTTTGCGGGGCTTTCTAGGTTTTTTATTTTGATTTGTTTTAGGTGAGTCTGGTTGTTTTTTTGTTCTTGGTTTGCGGGGTTTCTTTGGTTTCTTTTTCTCAACTATCTTTTCATAACCTTCATCAGTAGTTGTTGGTTCCTTTTCTTCTGGTTCATGATTAGGCATTTGTTTTTGTGCTTCTTCAAGTGGAACTACTTTTCCACCAAACCATGACATAATCTTTTCAATGATACTCATTTATTCCTTTCATCCAAAAAATGATTCTAATGTTGCTTTTCTTTCTGTCTCCCAACCAATGGTATCTAAAATAATTTTAAGTGGATCTAAAAATGATTTTGTAAACTGCAAATCATAATCAATATATTTTTCCAATTCAAATTCTTTAGGGAATGTATTTAACATTGCTATAACATTATCAGTAGTGGGATTTGGAGTTTTCAAATAAGTGTATTTTATTTTTTCTCCTTCTTGAATTGATTGATATTTACTATTCAACTTATGTTTGCGAATCATATCATTGTATATGATCGCTCCACGAATATGAAGTGGTGTTCCTTTTTTGTAAAGCTGGTTTGGATCATAATACTTATTGACCCCTTGTACAGATCTAGGAAAAGAAACATCTTCAATAGGAAGACTTTTAAATGCTTGTTTAAATTCTTCAATGAAATCTAACATCGCAGATTCATCTTGATTCATAATAATATCAATTGCTTCTCTCAACTTCTCACGACACGCAGAAGGTGTAGAAGATTTAACTGCTTCAATGCCCATCATTTTAATTTTAGGAGTTTTATATCTAACTCCCTCATTATCATAGACATTTAACATATATCTTTTCTTCGCAGTCCAGATACCTTTGTCTGATAATCCTTCACGCTTCATAAACATCTTTTGTTCATAAGCATTCATATAATTAAAAAGATTCTCAAAAGAATTATTTATAACATCTTGAAGTTTTCCATCACAAACTTTATCTAGAAAGTCAATGACTTTTTCTTTATCAGAAGTATCACCAAAAACATTATTAACTAATTTATCAAGAACAACATATATAGAATCTGTGTCACTAGCAATAACATAATCAATACCTTCTGTCTTCAACAACTTGTTCAAAAAGTTGTTAACATCTCTTTCAACCCACTGGATTGAAAGTTGTCCTGCTTTGGTAACTGCTTCAGCTTGTCTAACATCATAGAATCTGAAATACTGATTACCCAAAGCGCCATAAGCAGAGTTAAGAGAAACTTTCTTAGCCATCTGCAAGTTTTTAAACTTATCAATTCTATTTGATATTTCCTTTGTTTTGTTTATCTCATATTCCTTCTGTGCTTCAATCATTTGTTTTTTATATTGAACACGATTATCATACATATTCTGCATCATCTCTGGAAGGAACCCATGAATTTCTCTCTTGAAAAATTGACCATTGGGAGTCATACAAAGATTATATTGTTTTAAAATAGAAGTATCAAGTTTTTGTTTTAGTAATGTTTCAACACTAATTTGATCCTTTAGTATTTGAATATCATTTGGTAGTCTTTCCTCAATTAATGTTTCTGGTGAAATGTTATACTGCATAATTAAATGAGGATACAGACTATTCAAATCAAAAGAAACAACCCAATCATGTTTACCAACTTGAGGATTTTTGACATAGGCACCCGCATATGCGGAGTCTTTAATGTTTCTTTCTTTTTGTGGAATAACAATATTATTCATTCTCAAATAATTAAACGCCAGAATATCCCACATTCTTACTTGCTTAAAGACATCTTCAAAATTTGATTTAGCATCATAAGCAAGAACAACAGCCTGCTCAACCAATCTTTTCTTTTCTTCAATCTGCTCAACCAACTCCACATCTTTAATATTATAATCAATAAACTTCTGATAATCTAGTTTGTACAATTGATGTAATGTTTCAAATTCAGAATAGTCTAACTTCTTTTCACCAAGTTCAACATGAGCAATATGATCTAGTCTATATGATTCTTGATTTGTGAATGTAAACTTTTTATAAAGATCAAGATAATCTAGAATTGCTATACCAGTTAAGTTGTAAGTTTGCATCCACTTACCACCCATACCAGCAACCTTTGATTCTCTAACATAACTCCAAGGAGACAATTGCCTACAGAATTTTTCACCAAATAGATTTGTAATCCTATTAACAAGATATGGAATATCAAAAAACTTAACATTCCATCCAGTTACAATATCTGGTGATATTCTTTTCCAGTGATCAACAAATGTATTGATCAAACCATCTTCTGTTTCACATTTAATATATCTAACATCTTCTCTTGTATTGTGATAATCACCACAACCAATTACAATAAAATCTTTACCACACTTCATTGTAATAGCAGTTATTTGTTCTCTCGCTTCTTCTGGTTTAGGGAATCCAGATTCAGAACCAACCTCAATATCAATGTATAAAACTTTGATACTTTCAAAATCATAATCAACTGTTGCACCAGGATACTCATCAGAAAGATAACAATACATCCAACTAGTGAAACCAAAGATTTCAAAGTTTTCTATAGTGTCATACTTTTGAATAAATTCTTTTGCGTCTGCAATATTTCCAAAGTCCATTTTAGAAACATTGGCTCCAGACAATGTTTTATATTTTGATTCTTCTTTTGATGGAACGAATAGGGAAGGAGAATATTCAATTCTATTTTTGAAGGGAACTCCATCCTTGATACCTCTTTCCAGAACGAAGTTCCCATACTGAGAAACATTTGTGTAGAATTTCATTTAATAATGTGGATATTGTTTTGTGTCTATTCCTAACTTGTTTAATTTATTATAACACGAAGTTATCTGTTTGTCAATCCAAGTTTTCTTAGATTGAAACATTCCCAATGCAAATAGAACTTGCAAGTAACATAATAATGAAAATTTATTTAACGCCAACCAAACCTTTTTCATATTTGACCTTACCTTTCTGCTTCAATGCCGTAAGCACGTCTTTTCGGTTAGATCCGTCCCTTTTATATGAACAGTGAATCCAACCTGAATTTGGGTCAACACCATCATAAAACTCAAGAATTAATTGATCGAAATCGAGATTGTCTCGAATCCATTTTGCTAAATCAGGATTAGAAATGGAATAACTTTCAAAGTCTGCCGCCTCACCTTTACAGTGCTGACTCTTAGAACTACCACCGACCGCCTTATTTAAGTCAGGAGATCTGTAGCCTGAATTCAAAGTAATAACACCATGTTCTTCTCTAATAGGTTGTAGGATTTTATGTGAAAGTACAACTAGGTTCACCAAATGCTCGTCATCCTTTGGTGAATTATCAATTGCCATTCTGTCGGCTGTTGAGCTTTTAACAAACTCATTTAAATGGAAGTTTTTACTCAATCTCATTTTGGATACCCCTCTATAGTGAAAGTTAATTTTTTAAGTAATTCTTTTTTTCTTTTTTTGTTTGCATTAAAAAAGACATACCTATACTTTTGTGATCGGTCCTCATAGTATATATTATCTTCACCATATTCCGATTTCAATTTTTCAGTTCTATTCTTATGACCTCTATATTTATCAGTAACACTTGCAGGATGTAGATCTAAACCTTTTATTCTAATATCCTTAATGGGTTTTGTTTTACCAATGTAATACCAATTTGTACTTTGATAAACAATACCTAAATGATTCATTGTTGAATCTGCATAAGAAACAATAATTTCTTTATCTAATTTTTTTAGAGAATTACCTATAAGAAAAGATTCCCCATTTTTTGGAACAGAATCATCAACCCAAAGTCTAGTCAACTCATAGACATTGTTCATTTCTTCTTCACCACAAATGGATTTTAATATAGGATTATAGGCGGGAACTCCATAACAAATTACACCTTTTAAAGTGCCTCCAAAGAACCCGCCCTTTTCGAATATACCATACGCCTTAGAACATGGAGCAGCACGATGTAAGTAATGATTTTCAATTACTATATTAAGCGCTGCCTTTGTTTCTATAGGTTCTACAGTATAATTATCCTTTGAAAGCCCCGATTGGTATTTCACGTGGTTCTTTACCTTCTGGAAAAATCTTTTCCAATTCAATTGTTAACATACCATCAATTAAGTCAGCATGTTTAACTTCAATATCATCAGAAAGAGTCCAAGACTTTTTAAAAGATCTTTTCGCAATTCCTTGATGAACATATTCTTTATCATTATCATCTTTAGAATCTTTTGATTCTACAGTAAGAACACCATCTTCAAGATGAACTCTAATATCATCTTTTGAAAATCCCGCAACCGCAAGTTCAATGACATATACATTATCACCATCCTTACGCAAATTGTAAGGTGGAAAATTTGTATTCATTGAATGTTGAACCGCTCCCCAATCGCGAGACAACGCATCAAACATTCGATCAAAACCGACTGTGACGTTGTAAAATTCTTTTGGGATGTGAAACGGACTAATAGTGCGTGATGTAACCATAATACTCCTTTATTAAGCGAGTGTTATAAAAAATGAAGACCCGACCATCGGCATCTTCAGTCACGAAATCCTTCACCTTTCATGAAGTGATGGATTCGATGTTTAAAAACTATCCAATATAATTCAATGAGTGAATCTGCTGCATAAGTGCCAGCTTCTACCACTAATTTATATTTAACCATATTATACCCCTATTTATAACAATTGTCAAGTTTTTTTATCCTGTTGATCCAAAACCACCTTCACGATCAGTTTTTTGTTCTGGTGCTTCAGAAATTTCTTCAAGTGAATGATTTAAAGTTTTTATCAACTCAGCTTGAACATATCTCTCATCAGAAAAAATTTGTCTTGCAGTGTTTCCTGCATTAACTAACATAAAATAAAGAGGATCTACATAATCACTATCAATTATTCCTGTTGAATTTGCTAACAACAATCCTTTCTTTAATGCAACACTGGATCTAACATGAAGTCTAACAGAATATCCTTTTGGAATATCAAGTGTCAATCCTGTTGGAATTAACATTCTTTCATTAGGATAAATTAAAGCATACCATCTTCCATCAGAACCTTGTCTTGTTGGTCTTCCTTGCTTATCGTCTCTATCATCCAACCATAATGATATTATTTCTTTTCTAAAATGAGAACTAATATCAAAACAAGCAGATTCTTTTGTTGCAAAAGTTGGTGTAATAACTTCTGGATTATGCTTATAAAATTTAAGTTTGGTTGTTGCCATCATCACTCCTTTTTTTATTTCCAATATTATATTTTGGCATTAAGACCCAATTTTCTTTTTCTTTAAAAGGTAAAATTCTCAATTGATTTAATGGTATTTTTTCTCCAATTTTATCTGTACTAATAATATTTAATAATCCCCAATCTGATAACAATTCAACAATTGTATTTCTTCTGGCTTTGTCTGACTCACTAAAATTTGAAGGTTTACCATCCAATGAAAATAATTCTTTAAAATGAACAATATAATATTTATTTTGCTTATGAAGGATGTGACAAGATTGATATAAAACTTTTTCTTTTTTTGAAGGAATTCCGATTCTGGTAAGAGTTTCTTTTATCTTCAAGAAATCATCAGGATTTTTTAATTCAACTTCAACTAAATCATCTATAATATTAAACATAGTAACTCCCATAGTAAATTCATATTATAGATATTTATAATTTACTTGTTTTTAGAAGTACCCCCCCTTTCAAAAGCTTTTAGAATTTCTTTGTATTGTTCATCTGTTATAATATCTAAAATTTCTCTAGCTTTTTTGCTTGAATAATTAAAATACTGTTTTAAAATTTCAAGCTTATCTTCTTTCAAAGACTTATGCCACTTAGAAAATCTTTTCTTTGGACGAATTGAATGCAAAAGATAATCATTCTGCATTTTTTTATCC